ACATATAATCGGTGCCTGAGATTGCCAAAACTGATAATGGTCTGTAGCACTAGCAGATACCGAAAATAAAGCAACAGCAATACCACTTAACATTGCCATAATCGTCCTTGATAATTTCATGTAAGCCCTCCTTGTATAAAGGGTTACTCTTTGGTAACTTTGTCTTTATTTAGCTCTTCATAATATTTATAAAAGCCTTGTATCTGCTCTTTTAAAGGTTCAATAAAGTCTTTCTTTTCCTTGACAAATGATTGAACATTACCATCTTCACAGGCAATAAGGACAACGATTTGTTCTATGGGAGTCCCGAATAGCTCTTCATACATAATAGCATAGGCAGTACATTGTTGAAAGTAACCTTGTACCCAATCTTCTTGCTTATATTTGTTAGAGGTTTTAAAATCAATCACGGACAATTTACCATTATATTCAGCAATACAATCTACTTGACCTGCAAGTGTCAATTGTTTACTATACATAATTGCTTCTAGTAAATGTACATTAGATATTTGGTCAACATATGGTTTGATTAGTCTGAATAGACCTAGAGGCAACACAGCTCTTTCGCTTGGTGTTTCGCCTTTCATATATTGTTCGATTAGTGTATGTGTCGCTTTACCACGACCAGCGGCTCTACGCATTTCATAATTGGCAACATCTTCACCAATTGACTCACGCCACTTTTTGATACCATCGCCGGTATTATAGCCTAATACTGTAGTGACCGAGGGGTAATTATGACCCTCAATGTCATAAAACCTAAATCCGTCAATACGCTTACCTTTAGTTTTTGGAAGTTTTGCCTCATCCAGTTTTACAAATTCAAACGCCATTATTTACTCCTATTTAATCTTTCTCACTATTATATTATAAAAGGGTTGTTTTGGCAACCCTTAAATGCCTTTTTTAGCATATAAATCGTTAAGATAATCTCTACCCGATTTAAACGGTTCTACCTCTCAGCTGACCATAGACAAAGCTAATTCTGTAGTTTCGTCAACTCGTCTAGTCCAACCTTTACCAAAAGTAGCAAATGTAGATAACTTTTCATAGTAATCTTGTCTTGCACCTTGGAAGTCTTCAATACATTTTTCAATGCCATGCTCTGCAACATATTCACCTAATTTTTTTAATGTATTTGGTCCTATGCCACCGTCTGCAACTGTACCTATCATAGTTTGTAGGTATTTTGCACTACGACCTGGACCTGCATTTACACCAAAGTCAAAAACGCAAAGGTCTAAACCATTTGGTAGTTCATCACCTTTCATTTTATCCCAATAACCTTTTTTGTAAATTGGTGCTACATCTTCAACAGTTAATTCTTTCATGTCTTTTGTGCCACCAAATTCTTCGTACACTCTTTTTGTTACACCTAAATTTGTTTCACCGCCAGGGTCTTTAGGATGGTTTACATAACCACCTTCATGGTGTAAAATAGTTTCTAGGCATTTATTATAATTTGCTTGCATTTTAGTTCCTTGTTAATTTGAGTATTTTCTCAATTTGTGCCTTGATAATTGGACCTCTATTTGGCCAATGAATGTAAGGCTCGTCTGATTTTTGTAAGTTATACAAGAAAGGTAAAATTATCTTTTCAATATCAGAAAACCTTTTCTTTGTATCTTCGTCTGTCACCGTTTTTGTCACCGTATCTTTATCGGCTACAATTTGCATAATCTCATTCATCATTGACTTAATATCGCCAACATCTGATTTAACTTTTGAGATTTCTAATTTACTATCTTCAACTACTTTAGGGTCAACACTTGGTTTTTCCTCTGGTGTAGATGAAACTGGCGTCATACCCCAATCATCTTGTAGGTCAAATCCTCTCATATAATCTGGTATATCTTTTGCCATTATTTTCCTCTTGCTTTTCGTTGAGCAGCTTGTCGTTTCTGGTGTTTCTTAACTACTTGTCTTGTTTTAATATCTTTGGTACTTTTATTACCATATAAATCGTGGACTTTACTTCCTGGATGTGCGTCACCAATACGACTTAACATATCTTTCCAACCACCATCGGTTTTCATTTTGCCTACACCCATTACACCACTTACAATATTTATCTTACCAATACCTTGTTTAATATGTTTATTTTTTTTCAAGTATTCTTCTTTATCTGCAATACTCATCATATCAGAAAATTCTTTTCCTGTTTTTGTATTAATAAAATCGTATATTGGCACTTTTAGTCCTCTGTAGGAAAGTATTTGTTTAACATTTCTAATTGGTCATCATATTCAGCGATATGCTTTAATTCTTTTTCTAAAGTTTCAACATGGTCGCTATGTTCAGCTACACCTGTAGCATTCTTTAAATGCACTTCTACATTTGCTATATGTTTATCAATATGACCTTTAGCATGGGATTTTAAAGCTTTAATTAAATGTGTTCTACTCATCTTTAACTCCTTCTTTGTACCAATCAGGCATTTTTGATGGTGCCTTCCAGGTAGCAAATCGTTTTTTCTCTAGTATATAATATTTACGGTAACTTGCTACTGCGTCACCTGGTATTTTACAATGTTCAGGCATAGCAGGTTTAGGTTCCGTGGCTATCTTATTATATTTAGCGTTCTTAGGAGGGTGTGCTAAAACCTCACCTAGTTTATCAATCGTAACATGATTTTTTGTATGATTATATCTTTTCTTATATTCTTCATTCAAAGCAATCATATGTTTGTATAACCAAATATAATTATATGCTGATTCAAACAACCATATTGTACTAGGGTGTTTTACCCAACCAGCTTTGTATAACAATGGTTCTAAATTAGGATTAGGGTGTGTCCACCTTTTAATCTTTCTACCATTTTTTGTTTTACCATAATACTCTATACCATCTTGTACTCTATGACAAGTACATAGTAATTGTGCTGATTCTAAAATCATTTTGACAATGTGTTTATCACACATTTGTTCAGCAGCTCTTACTGGATGTTTATCTACATAAAATACATTCATATTAGTTTATCGTCTTTCTGAAGTAATCCTCACGGTCATACATCTTACATAATTTAGAGAACACATTATACCAGAAGTTCTTTGACCAATCGGTCGTAGAAGTTCTACAAGCTTTTTCTGCGTTCTTGATTCGTCTATCTTTTAGACTTTCAGTTGGTTCGTCAAACATAGTATACATTATATAACATTCCTTTCACTTTGGCAAGCCTATGGTTGCTTAGATTTCTCATTCCAGTCCATAATTTGGTCTAGTTTGAGTTTAATTTCATCAGGATCCAGGTCTGATAGTTCTTTTGCACCTAGTTTTCTGACAAATCCTTTATAATCTCTTTCTTTCTTACGAAGCTTGGCACTCTTGGCCTTTTCTCTCTGCAATTCTTTAGTAAGGTTTACCTTTTTGGTATTTTGTACTTCTTCTTTTGCTTCTTTTCTAGTTCGTAAAGATATATTAGCCGCTATCAATAACAATACTGCCAATGGGTCAAATACAAATATCAATACTATAATTACCCACCTTACAGCCTTGTCAAAATGGTCTTTTGCATTTTCACCATATATTAACTCTGCAATATATTTAATTGGTCCTACTTCGGCTTCAATCTTATCTTGTTCTAATTGTAAAGTACCTTTTTTCTCTGATAGTTCAGCAATCTTATCACTTGCATTATTAATGGCAAGCGTTAAAGCGTCCCTTTCAGGTTTTTGTTTTGCTCTTTCTTTTAGACCTCTAGTGACATATTCCATATCAACATATTTTTCAAGTGTCTTATCTAAAAGTGTTAGAGTTTTATTTGCTCTTTCAATAATTAAATTTTGTTGTGATATTTGATTATCTATTAGTTCTATTTTAATATTGTTTGAAGATGTAGGTTGTACTTGGTCAAGGTGTGCCTTTGATAAGAAACCAAAGATACCCATTGATGTGATAAAAACTAATACTATAACTGCAAATGTTAAGTATGCCTTTATAGATTGTGGTACAAGTTTATTGCGCCAGTTATTATATAACCATGAGGCGGCAACTAGTTTACCTACTTCTAAAGCACTACCCATAGCAATGATAGGTACAACAGCGCCTGCGAATAAAGTGGATAGACCTACAATCGAATAGCCAGCGGCTATTACAGATATAGATATAGCACTAAAAAATGTGAATATAATT